GAAAAAGAGGCTCCATCTACTCCATCTGGTATGACTGCGGCTCTTAAGAGTCAGGCAAAAACAGTAAGTAAAAAAGAACCCCCCTCTCCTAAAAAAGGATTTTTTGCATCTGCTATTGAACGGGACAAGGCCGCAAAACAAAAGGCAGGTGAATTAATTAGGCAAACTGTTCAGACTGCTCAAAAAGCAGGTCAGGCCGCATCTAGATTTGGGTCGGAAGTAAGGTCTCCATTTGAAACTCCAGGTGGTAGGAAATTCCAAGCTGCACTTATCAAGGGTATTAGAACTGGATCTAGAGCCGCCAGAGATATGGTCGCAAAAGAAGTTGCAAGAAGAAAAGTTGGAATGAAAGAAGAATTTGAAACTTGGGTAGACGATCTTATCCAAGAGGGTTATGATCTTTCTTCCTACACCTGGGACGAGCTTTATGAGGAATATGAAGAACTTTATGAAAAGGCCGTTTCTGAACAACAACAAAAACTTTTTGGCCTGGCCCTTTCTGTAAAACGTGGTGAAACCTCAAGAGAAAAAGTAAGCAAAGAAGTTCTAAAAATTGTTGACACGATGTCCGAAAAGGAAATTCGTAAATATGCTGGTACTCCCCATAAAGGAATTCCAGAGAAAAAAGAAACTGAACTAGCTGAGAAAGTAATTCAATTTGTTAGAGAAAACTATTAATTTCTAAATAGTTATACCCATTATCAAAAAAGGGAGCCTCAAAAATGAAATTCAATCTAGTTCTTTCATTTGCCGAAAAAATTGTTGAATACTTCTGGCAATCCAAAGAAGTAAAAGAGTTTGTTGTTCATCTTCTAGAGCGTTACGCCAAGTCTACTGATACTGATATCGATAACATGGTAGTAGACCTTGTTCGTAAAAAGCTCCTAGGCTAATCTATAAAGGGGAGAAATTCTCCCCTTTTTTTAATTTTTAAATCTACTAAATAATACTATAACTTTAAAATAGGAAAATAACTATGTCTCTCTGGGGATCAAAAGACAATATTGGTTCTGACGGAACAGTATCTCTTGACTATTCTACTCTGGTTGTTACCGGGGCCGGTACTTCTTTTGGTCAGACCGGAGCCGCAAGTACTGGTGATGTTATTCGTTTCGGTGATAGGGCCGGTACTTATTTTGGCGATGCAGTAATCGTAGGCATTGCAAGTACAACTCAACTTTCTATCGCAAGCACCAATGGCCTAAGCGGTGCCGCGATTGCATCTACTGATTTTTCAATCAGCCAACTTCCAAAGTACACTGTACTGGATCCATTTTATAGCGAAGTAAACACCAATTATGATGCGGTTGTTTATGGTGCTGATACTGATGAAACTCAGGCAGTAACCAATACTCGTTATTCTCTAACCCATGCTGGTTGGGTTGGCGTTACTACGTATATGTGTGATGGGGAACTAAGAGTAAAAACCGAAACTCTGGTTGCAATGTCTTCTATTGAGGCAGATGCTGACGATGATCTGGTTCTCCCTGATGCCAAAATTACCATTCTGACCCAACCTTCAAGTGTTGCTATTGGCACTACTGGAACCGCAACCTTCACTGTTTCTGTTAGCGTTGTTCCAACAACTGCTACCCCAACATATCAGTGGCAATATTCTAGCACTGGTGTAGCCTACACTAATCTCTCTAACGATTCAACCTATTCCGGTACAACCACTGCTGGTTTGGCCGTAACCAATACTGATGCATCACTAAATGGTTATTATTATCGTTCAGTGATTAGTGTCACTGGTGGTCAGAGTGTTACTTCTCTTGCTGCAACTATGGCGGTTTCCTAATTTTAAAATATGTTCTTCAATGAATTGAATGAAGAAAATTTTCTTCTCTTTGCCATAAAAAATTATAATAACCCTCAAGGGCTAACAGAAGAAGATTTTAAAAAAGACCTTAATCACTTTAAGTACATTAAAAGACACCTGACGAAATATAATACGTCTGGTGTCTTAAAAATTCAATTGATACTTAAACATTTTATTATACTTTATAATATTTTTGGTGATGCCGCAACCCCAATGTTGTTTTTTAAGGTCCCACAAGAACTCTGGGGAACGATTAAAACCTTTGTTGTTTTTCTCAATAGACTTCCAGAGTTTCCTAAGTGCTTTATTCATGATATCGAATTAGATTCACTCTGTATGAATAAACTTCAGGAGCTAACCAATGGATAAAATAGACGAAATTATAAAACTAGTAAGAGAAGAAATAACCGTTGCTAATCCTCCGGGTGGTTCTGGTGGTTTTGGTGAAAATTCTCCTAAAGAGGGTCCGACTGCCGGTTATACTCAACCAATGTTTGGTCTTCCTGTAAGAAGAAATGGGAAACTAGATTCAAGAAATCCGTTCATTAAAAAATATAAGACTCTTCTTTCCTCATTAGGATTAGTCTGATACCTAAATACTAATATAATTAATGCTCAAAGTGACTAAATAACTTCTCACTTTAAGCAACCATGTCAGAAGATTTAATAAAAGTAGCCGTTCTAGAGCAACGAGTAGCCGACCTAAAAGAAATAGTTCTAAAGGTCGATGACGCAATAGAAAAGATTAGTCAGGTCAACATCAACCTGACTAAAATGCTTGCGGTCCATGAAGAAAAGTTCGATGTAAGAGAAAAGTCAGAAAGAAGCATAAACAAAAAGATTGACGATATTTATGATAAAATGGAAAAGGACCATAAAAATGTCCTTGATGAAATGGGTAAGCTCAATGAAACCCTAGAAAAAGTAGAAAAAAACCTAGATACTAGACTCACAAAAGTTGAGGATGCCCAGACAAATACTAATATAAAGCTGGCCGCAGTTGCCGCCGGGGCCATCGTTATTGGATTCGTTATCCAAAACTCCGAGTTCTTCTCTAGGGTTCTTTCCGAGGAAAAGCACTTGACAAATCCAGCCTACCCTGCTACAATAGAGCGGAAAGCCCGATAAAAAGTTTTTATAGTGGATTTTATTGATGAATGTTTTATTGAACGGGTTTCCTCGCGTCTACCTAATTTTAAAAAGGTAAAACCAAAACTTTATAATTTTAGGTGTCCTTTTTGTGGTGATTCTTCAAGATCCAAGAAAAAGGCCAGAGGATATCTTTATCCAGTAAACAACAATACAAATTATAAGTGCCACAACTGTGGCATAAGTATTTCTTTTAACAATTTCTTAAAGGAAGTCGATCCGGTTCTTTATAAGGAATTTTCTATTGAAAAATATAAATCAGGTTTTACTGGAAAGAATTTTGTGGTCGAGGCCCCAAAATTTGAAACAAAGGCCCCGGTTTTTAGAGAAAAGGTTTCCTTACCAAAGGCCTCTTCTAATGGTCAGGCAAAACAATATCTAGAAAATAGAAAACTAGATCCAAATTTATATTATTACGCCGAAGACTTTTCTAAATGGGTTAATTCCATAACCGAAGAACCAAACCTAAAATCTGAACCAAGGATTGTAATACCCCTTTATTATAATAAGTCCTTAATTGGCGTCCAGGGAAGATCCATTGGTCCTTCGCCTGTTAAATATATAACCATTATGTTTAACAAGGACGCCCCAAAAATTTATAATTATGATTCAATCAACAAAGAAAAACCAGTTTATGTATTAGAGGGTCCATTTGATTCTTATTTTATTAAAAATTCGGTCGCCATGTGTGGGGCTGATGTGGATTTAAAAAATCTAAATATCTATTACCCGGTCTATGTTTATGATAACGAACCCCGCAATAAGGAAATCCATGACAGAATGTCAAAGGCAATTCAAAGAGGGTACTCTATCGTAATATGGCCAGAAACAATAAAAGAAAAAGACGTTAATGATGCGGTACTAGCAGGTATTGATGTCGAGGACGTCTTGTCCAAAAATGTTTACAGTAACTTAGAAGCACAACTCAAATTTAACTTTTGGAAGAAAAAATGAACGAGGAAATTAATGTAAAAAAACGCAATGGTGGCATTGAGCCATTGCAGCTATCAAAGCTCCATGAGATGGTCCAGTGCGCCTGTGAGGGCCTTTCTGGGGTCTCGGTGTCTCAAGTTGAAATGGCCTCTGGGATTCAGTTTTATGATGGTATTAGTACTAATGAGATCCAGGAGATTCTTATTAAATCTGCTTCTGATTTAATTTCCTTGGAGCACCCCAATTATCAGTACGTTGCGGCCAGGCTTCTTCTATTTTCTATTCGGAAGAAGATTTATGGTGGCCGTATTGATCTACCCCATCTAAGTGAGCACATCAAACGGTGTGTGGATCTTGGTGTTTATGACTCGGCCATTTATGATAATTATACCGAGGAAGAATTAGACGAGGCCAATTCTTTTATTGATCATGACCGGGACTTATTGTTTACTTATGCAGCAATGCGTGAGGCAGTAGACAAGTATCTTGTGCAAAACAGAGTTACTAAAACTCTTTATGAGACTCCTCAGTTCATGTATATTATGATTGCATTAACTGGATTTGCTAGGTATCCGAAGGAAGTTAGGATGTCTTATGTGAAGAGATTTTATGAGGTATCAAGTCGTTTAAAAATTAATCTTCCAACTCCTGTGTTGGCTGGTGTTCGTACAAAACGGAGACAATATGCTAGTTGTACTCTTTTAGATTGTGGTGATTCTACTGATTCCATTATTGCAACCAAGGCTTCTCTTATTCGGTATGTTGTGAATAGGGCAGGTATTGGTCTAAATGTAGGCAGAAGCCGTGGACTTGGTAAGGAAATTAGGGGTGGGGAGGCCATTCATACTGGACTTGTTCCATTTATTAAGGGATTTGAGGCGGATTTGAATTCTTTCTCTCAAGGGGGAATTAGGAAAGCATCGGCAACTTTATTTTGCCCTATTTGGCACCAAGAAATTCGTGAATTCATTGTTTTAAAAAATGAAAAGGGCAACGAAGAGAATAGGGCAAGGTCTCTTGATTATGCCGTAACTTCATCTAAGATTTTTTATGAGAGATTCATTAAAAATGGAAATATTACTTTGTTCTCTCCCTATGATGTACCTGGTCTTTATGATGCATTTGGCACACCAGAATTTGATGATCTTTATGTAAAGTATGAAAATGATCCATCAATTCCAAAGGAAGTTGTAAGTGCCCAAGAATTAACCCTCGATATTCTTGGTGAAAGGAGTGATACTGGTCGCCTTTATATAATGAATATTGATCATGTTAATTCTCATGGTTCCTATAAGCAAATTGTAAAGATGAGTAATCTTTGCATGGAAATCACTCTACTAACAGAACCACTAGAGCATCCTGATGATACTGATGGTATGATTGCTCTTTGCATTCTTTCTGCTATCAATATTGGAGTTTTAAAATCTTTAGATGATCTTAAGGAGTATTGTGATCTTATTGTTAGATTTCTTGATGAATTAATTGATATTCAAGAGTATCCGGTTAAAGCAGCAGAAATCCCAACTAAGAAAAACAGAACCTTAGGTATCGGTATTACTGGATTAGCCCAATATCTTGCTAGGAATGGGGTAAAATATGAAGATTCTGAATCAGTGCATCTTGTACATAGATTAATCGAGAGTCTTCAATATTATTTACTCAATTCTTCTGCACAATTAGCCAAGGAAAAGGGAGCATGTGAAGGATTTGTAAATACAAAATATGCAGATGGCATTTTACCAATTGATACTTATAAAAAAGAAGTTGATACTATTTGTTCCGAACCTCTACATCACGATTGGGAGGCTCTTAGAAAAGAAATTGACACATTTGGCCTGAGACATACTACCCTCACGGCTCAAATGCCCTGCGAGTCTTCGGTAAAATTACTTAATACAACCAATGGTATTGAGCCACCTCGCGGTTATCTTTCTGTTAAGAGAAAAGTTCGTAACATTGTTCCTCAGTATAATAAACTAAAAAATAATTATACTCTACTATGGGACATGAAATCAAATGAAGGGTACTTTAATATTGTTGCAGTAATGCAAAAATTCTTTGATCAATCTATAAGTACCAACTGGAGCTATAACCCACAGCACTATCCAGATAATAAGGTTCCAATGAGTGTTATCGTTAAGGATTTCCTTTCGGCTTACTCACTGGGACATAAGACAGCCTATTATCTCAATACCTATGATGGTAAAGATGATGATATGGAATTAGAAAATTTAGTAGACGACATTCTAGACATGGAGGAAGAAGATTGTGACGCATGTAAACTCTGAAATACAAGGTATGACTGTTTTTAATAAAAACAAGGTAGACTCGGTAAATCAGCCGATGTTCTTTGGACAACCTTTAGGTATTCAAAGATACGACATTAATAAGTTTCCGGTTTTTTATAAGCTAACCCAACAACAATTGGGAGCCTTTTGGAGGCCGGAAGCCTATCAATATATGTTACCTAAAGACCGGGCGGATTATCAAAAACTTCGCCCCGAACAAAAGCATATTTTTACTTCTAATCTAAAGTATCAAATTATGCTTGATTCAGTGCAGGGGAGAGGACCCGGAATATCGCTAATTCCTTATTGCTCACTCCCAGAACTTGAATCTGCAATGATTTGTTGGGAATTTATGGAAATGATTCATAGCTATTCTTATACTTTTATTATTAAGAATGTTTATGCTAACCCATCCGAAGTATTTGATACTATTATTGGAGATGAAAATATCTTAGAGCGAGCAAAGAGTGTAACCGAATCTTATGATGATTATATTCAATCGGCCCAGAATTATAGTGCCTCTAATCTTTGGAAGTTTAATAATGAGGGAGTAGATCTTGGTAAAATTGAATTGTATGAGGTCAAACGGAAACTCTTTCGGGCTGTTTCTAATATTAATATCCTAGAGGGTATTCGTTTTTATGTTTCATTCGCCTGTTCTTTTGCCTTTGGTGAACTCCATTTAATGGAAGGTTCTGCAAAGATTATTTCTAAAATTGCCCACGATGAACGCCTCCATCTTTTCTTGACTCAAAATATTCTGACAAAATGGAAAAGCGGGGCAGATGATCCTGATATGGCAAAAATTGCCAAAGAGGAAGAGCCCTATGTTTATGAAATGTTTAAGAAAGTCGTGGACGAAGAAAAACGGTGGGCTCAATATCTCTTTAAAGATGGGAGTATGATTGGTCTTAATGATAAACTCCTCTTTAATTATGTTGAATGGATTGCAAATCGTCGAATAAAGAGTATTGGTCTCAAGCCTCTTTATGATGTTCCGGCCAATAATAATCCTCTTCCTTGGACAGAAAATTGGCTAAATTCTAAAAACGTTCAAAATCCACCCCAAGAAGAACCACTTGAATCTTATATCGTTGGTGGTCTTAATCAGGACATTAAACCAGATAGTTTTGCGAATTTTAAACTATAAATTCCTAGCCCCTTTACGGGGCTTTTTTACTAAATAATAAAAGAACTTAACCATTCGACAAATATGTACAAATACGCCCTGACTGAAGCCTATTCTGAAATTTATGACCCTCGCAAGATCGAAGAGTCTTTTGACAATCTTCGTTTTGTCAATTATATGCTTCCCGAACACATTGAAGAAGTAATCGAAGAAATGGTCTGGGAATTCCGCGATTATGGCCATACCCTAGAAGAATCTTTTGAAATGATCGATCATGCCCTAGAGGATGAGGTAATCTGTGAGTCTTATGATCAACTTATTGCCGATGTTCTTTATGAGGCAACCGTAACCAAAGGTAAGGATCGCTCTAAATTCACTGGTTCGGCCCAGGGTCGTGTAACCACTGGTAAAACCTATCGTTTCGATCCTCAAGAAGTAGAGCGTAGGGAAAAACGACTTGGCCAGGTTAAAACCGCAAGCCGTTCTGTTAAGTCTAGAATGTCTAAACTTAGTGGTCCTATTTCCTCAGTCAAGCAGGGAATTTCAGGATCTGCTGGAGGTATGGGACGTGCAGTAAAAGCTGCTGGTGGTGCCGTTGTTGATCGCGGTAAAGCCCTCCTCAAAGGCCTAATTCGTCGTGGTGGTAAGGCTCTTAGTGGAGCCGGTAAACAAATGATGGCAAGCGGTACAAGTTCTGTCAAATCTGGTCTTGCTTCACGTCAGGCTGGTAGGGCAACCCGTTCTGGTCAAATGGCCCTAGATTTTGAGCCATCCACCAAAGAAAAAGCCGGTAGTGCGGCTACTTCAGTTGGTCGGGCTATCCGTAAAGTCGGAGCCGCTCTACAAAGGAAAGCCGGTAAAGAGCCATCTAAAATGACTCGCGGTGATTATGAACAGCGCAAGGCCGAAAGAACCGCAGCCGCAAAAAAAGAAGTGGGTGATGCTTTTGCAAAACCAAAGGCTCTTCCTCCGGCTCGCCCAGAAACCGCAACTCGTCGGGCCGCTGTTCAACGTAAATTAGATGTTGCTGCCAAAGGCACTTCTGGTTCTGGCGTAAAAACTCCGGCTCTAAGAAAGGCTCTTCCTGCGTCTACATCTGGTCAACCCGCAGTACAAAGAAAGCAAATTTCGGCTAGAAAAGCCGAGGCCGCCAAAAAGCTAGAAAATGCAGCATCCGGTAAAAAAGCGCCAGGTGTAAGATTTGCGGCTCCTGGTGCAAGACTTTCTACTCAAAGAGCCAGAACAGGGGTTAAAGAACGACTTGCTAAGTTTGCAAGCCAACTAAAAGAATCAGATTATTATGATCTAATTGATTTTATCCTTGAGGATATTATGAGCATCGGTTATGCTCAAAGTGAGTCTGAGGCCCTGGATATTCTAGAATCCCTAACCGAAGATAGCGTAGTTGACATTGCTCTTGAATACTTAAACGACTAATGGTCCACGTAACCGACGTTTACACCCTAAAAGCAAAACTCAACGAACTAAAAACTAGGCTCTATAATGAGCCTAGACCACAAAACGAAAAGAACCTCGCTGATAATTACCTCAATGAGGTTCTTTTTCTTGTTGACAAAATGCTTCTGTGACTAGACCATAAATCCGCTCGACTTCACTACTATAAAACTTCCCTTCAATATTTGTGTTATAATAACTCTCGTCCATTAAAACATTTCTTTTAAACTGCTCGTATGTCTCATAATAAGACATACTTTTTTTATGGGGACACAAATATAAAATTTCCCTTTTAAACTTATCCCCTCCTAATTTCTTAACATCTTCTTTTAGCTGATCGCAACTACCGAAATATTTCCTCCAATCGCTTTCTTTGGTCTGGCGTCTTCCTGTTTTTGGATTTTTTCTTCTCTCCCAGAAATGCTTTTTGCCAATGTATTTCATATTGTTATCTAAATTGGTTATTAGATAAACAAATCCCTCATACTTTTTATCGACCTCATTAAATTCCTGACCGTTAAAATACCACACTTAATCCTAAATACTTACATAATATATGTATAAAGAAAATGATCGGCCCAACTAAAAGACCACAAGATTTTGGATTTAAGCAAGGTGATTCTCATATTGTAGTTAATGATATTTCAGAAACTGCAAAGGCATACTCCTTTGATGGTAAACTTTTATGGGAAGTTCCGGCTCTTGCTCGCGGACAGGGACCTGACAACGACTGGAGGGTGCGAAACATGGATACGCCGCCAGGGCTTTACAGAATTGGCGAAATCCACAAAGACTATGATAGCGTTGGCCCCAGCCCAGGATTTGACGAAATGCTCAGGTCATATGGCTGGTATTCGTTCGATATGATCGAGTTAGAGAATCAAGAGGCCAAGCATGGTCGAGCTGGCATCATGCTCCACGGTGGAGGTACTGTCGCTGGATGGCCGGGTGCCTGGGCTCCAAATCAGCCTCTTTTTGCGACTCACGGTTGCGTAAGAATGAGAAATATTGATCTAAGAGACAAAGTTCTGCCCTTAACAAAAACCGGAACTGTTTATATTTCTGTTTACCAAGAGGCAAATCCTGCAATTCAGCCACCTGTTACTTCGGTTACTAAACCACCAGTTTCTCAACAACAACTGCCTATTAAATTCACTGATGCCGCCAAGTTTTATAAAGAAGAGCCACAACAAGTAGATGCATTTGAATACCTCCAAAAAAATACTTCTGATGAAGTGCAGCGGGAATTTGAGAAAAAGTATAGAAATAAATCTCAACCACAACAATTAATCACTAAAAACCAACTTTCTCGCGTCTGGGATGTTTCTGAAACAAGTATTAGTGACAGGGTTATTAATGATTTAAACAGGTGCCTAACGCAATTCAATATCAATACGCCAAACAGAATACGTCATTTTATTTCCCAGATTTCACATGAATCAGGTGGTGGTAAATGGATGAAAGAACTTGCTTCTGGTGATGCTTATGAAGGCAGAACTGATCTAGGAAATACCCAACCAGGCGATGGAAGAAAGTTCAAAGGCGCGGGCTTCATCCAATTGACAGGTCGATATAACTACCAAAAGTTCGCGGATTTTATTAAAGATCCAAGAGTAATGGAAGGTGTTGATTATGTTGCCCTGAATTATCCTGCTACTAGTTCTGGTTTTTGGTGGTACAATAATAAAATGAATGAATTATGTGACATTAATCCAACTGTCGAGCAGGTAACCAGAAGGGTCAATGGTGGCACTAGAGGGCTTGCTGAAAGACAAATGTATTATGCTCGTTGTGTTGAGGTTTTTAAAAATTAATCTTCTATTAAAATTCTATAAATCGCATAAGCAACAGCAAGTAATCCAATAGAAATCAGTAAATTTACTTCTAGAATTGGTTCAGTCATTTTCGTTCTTTTTAATCCATTCTTTTAATTCTTTAACATAACCCCTCAACTGATCGGCCTTCTCCAAATGCCATAAATCGCCACTTTTAAAATATTCTCGGTTGTGGTTGTCGATGGCTTTCAATAAATTATGAATCGGGGCATTCCAGTCTTTTCTTGAATCAGTGTCAAATTCTCTTGGCATTATTCCTCATCTTCCATTCGGGTTTTAAGTGCAATAACAGTAGTCAGAAGTGTAAGAAGCACCTCATACCCTCTTCTTTCGGATTCTTTACAGTCTAAAGGGGGAGGATTTTTAAGCCCTCCCATTACATTTGCCTGGTTTATTGATCCTGGTATTAAAAAATTACACGAGACAAAATTGATCCCAATAAACCCTATTACGGATAAACAGATAATAAAAATCAAATTAGTTAATATTTTTTTCTTGTTATCCATTTTAGGAAACTTCTTTTAATTATTTATTCTTTTGGCTAAATAATCAAAGGTCCGCCAATTTTAAATGCGACTGTACCAAACGTCTCAAGATTTACTGTTTAACCTAGAAGCAACAACAAGTTCAGAAGCAAGGAAAAAATGGAGAGAGTCAATAAAAGAAGAATGGAATTACGAGTGCGCCTATTGCGGCTCTTCCGAAAACTTGACTTTAGACCACATAACACCCAGAATAAAAGGAGGATCTGATCGGATCACCAA